GACGGTATTTGCGTTGGGCTCGGCGGTAGCCATTTTTCAGGTTGTCAGGTAGCTGGTGGGAATCGTGTAGGGAACAGCGCCTGCCATAGCGCTAGCGCCGGGCCGGTTCAAAACCGGGTTAGCGCCCGCTTTGTTGACTGCCCCGGTCGAAAGCATGCCGGAAAGCGATTGAGCATTCCGCGCTAACGCTGCCGGATCAGGCAAATCGCCGCTGCCCGGTACAGCGTAAGTATTGGCCGGTGCGTTATACTTGAATGCGGTCGGGTCAACTCCGTAGAGCTGTCCCAGACGCGTGTTGGCCGCATTCATCCGCATCTGCCGCTGGGCGTAAGCCTGCGGATCGACAGAGCTCTGAATATCCATCTGCTGCTGGGCACCTTGACGGGCCGCGCGACCTGCCAGCGCCTGCTGCGCCTGCATCGCTGCCGGCCCGAGCGAGATGGTGTTCAGTAAATTCCCATACTGGTCCACAGGTTGATTAGCTACCGACATCATTTCGCCAGCGGCCGCCGTCCCCATGGCCGCTTGTGCTGCTTCCCCCGGATGAACTACTTCAGGGGTTTTTTGGCTTCCGATAGATTTACCTCTCCTCTCTGGAGTATGGCGAAAACTCGCCGTGAATTTCTAGGTGTTTCGCCTTGTAAAGCTCATGAGCTTCTTCAGGTGTGCTACAGGTTCGAGTTGTAATTATTTTGTACTGGTTTCGAATTTGCGCTCTAAACCTGCCACGGTGCGGATGGACGCCTCTGGGTAAAGAGGTTGTGCGCGGCTTGTCGCCAACGTTCCCAAGGTTATGCTGGCGAGTTGCCTCTCTAAGATTTTCAATTCGGTCATCGGACTTATCCCGATTGATATGATCTATTTCCTTCGGCCAATTCCCGTGAACCATGCACCAGACAATCTTGGACCTGAAATACTTGTGATTTTTAATGCCAATTCGCCATCGGCCTTTGCTCAAATCTCCAGCGACTTTCCCATCTCGATAAAGCACCCCATCTCGCAACTCGAAAAGCTCGTGGAGCAGATCTCTAGTTAGCGTTCTCTGCGAGCCCATAACTGATTCTCCTCGTTAATTTCATAAATTGATCCCACCTGTATATGCGAGGGCACCCATTCTCTGTCCGCTCGCCCCGCTCCCATATCACGGTATGTCGCGGCCCCCAGATATAGACAAGCTTATCGAAACAATGAGCGATCGCGACCGGGCTGACTGCCACCAGCAAATCAACCATGACAAATCTGCCGGTCGGGTTGTGAGTTCGCGGATCCAGAAAATCGTCCAGTTGATCGAAAAGTTTGATCGTGCAAACCCCGTAAATTTCTTCTCCCTGGCAATCGACCGCCAAAGTTTTTTTCCCGGCGTGCCAAGCCAGATAATCGTAAAGTTTCTGTGCGGGTTCATCCCGCCATTTCGGGTGATACTCTCTGATAAAAGGCACCATCCGGTCGGCCAACCAGACAAAGGAGAGAAATTCGAGAGTGTTCATCGGACAGTCAACGGTTCAGCTTCAAAAGCGGTTAATTTCAGTTGGAACAAACTCCAGTTGCCGGTGCCTTCCAGTTCAATCTGGATCTCGGAACAGATACCGATATTCGAAAGCGACATTGGCAGATTGTAATAACCTTGTTCAGTCAGCGAGAAAGTGAATCCAGGTATCGGCAGGCTTAACCCCTGCTGGCCAGTCGGCGTATTGACTTTGCGCAGTTTGATTGTCCGATCCGAAATCACCGTGACATCAACTGGATCATTGGATTCGAGGAACTGAATCCGGGCCGTGTGCGGCTGGATCTGGTTATTGGTTTCCGAAAAAGTAAACGATCGTGTTCGGACCCTGCTTTTGATCGGCAGCCGGGTGACGCTATCGACTGCCAGATCCCAGTACTGCCGGTCAATCGGGTAAGTCTGTTCCGAGATCCAGCCATCAACCGTGCCGTAGAGCAGCAAGGTCTCTGCGACATTGGTCCGGTCCCGGGCCGAATCCCTGAATCCGTAGCCAACACCGTCTCCGTCGAAATCGAAGGTCCAGATGCCTTGCCAGGCGTTCAGCGTGACGCTGTAAGCTAGAATCGCGTTGTTAAAGGTCGAGTCATCGATCGGGACCGATAAAATGTAAAGATCACGCCAGTAAGTCGCCCGCGCCTGATCGGCTTGCGCCCAATTGATCCGGTCGATGTAGCGTTTAATCGGTTGACTGATCGGTTTCCATACGCCCATCTGATCGGAGGTCGGCACCTGAGAGAGCGCATAGACGCCCCGGCCTGTCTCGCTCAAGAAAAACACGTCCACCCCGCATTGAACGATCGTCCCATGACTGCAACAACCTACCGTGGCGCTGGCACGGTTAATCTCCCAATCGACGACATCGAGGTTCGGCCCGGTCTCGATGATCCAGGTCGAGCCATTGCGGAACACCGCTAGGGTTTGCCGCTGCCAGATCACCATCCCGGTGATTTCATCGGAGGCGACCGGATCCAGCGTCACGCTCTGAAGCACTGGATTCCACACCTCGGGGGAAAGGATGTTACTGACATAAAGGTTATTGGCCATCGCGACGATCAGCCGGGCAAATGCCCAGGTCGGATATTTACAGACACTGGCGAACGGTGCTGGAGTGGTCACCTGCGCGAAAGTGTTGCTGGCCGGCGTGTATTTCCACAAGACACCGCCTCGGGAGAAATAGAGAACCTGATCGCAGAGCGCGGAATAGATCTGGTCGCCATGCGCCCAGGCGGGCCCGCCAGTGACCGCGTTATTGGCTACTGCGCGGCTATCGTACAAGAACCAGTTAGAGGCATCGTTCCAGAGGAATTTGCCCACACCGACATGATGAATCGAATCGAAACTGACCGGCGTTCTCACTCGCTGCCGCAAGCCCGGTCTTGGCCGGTTGACTGAATCGGGTTCGGCTAACCGATTAATGGCGTCTGCGGCCAGCGATTGATCAATTGAACTGGGCGGTAAAGCGTTGTCCACCCCGGAGATCGGCATGCTGCCATCCGCTAAGATCTGATCATCCAGATTTTGGTTATATTCCATCGTTTATCCCCACGGGAACGAACTGGTCACCCGCACATAATCATCTTCATTCAGGTAATCGCCCGCGTCGTACATCGTCGGCACAACCTGCTGCCGCATCTCGCTCTGGTTCTTCTCGACATTCACCGCGGCCTGGATATGAGCGATTCCCTTCTGCTCGCTATTATCCGCTTTAGCCAGTTGCCGGCTCTTCTTGTAAAGCGCGGCCAAGGTGAACTCGATCAAAGCGTCGGTGACATGAGATACCCGCGGCACCGAATAATCGCTGTCCAGCGGGTCCGGTTTCAGTTTAACCTGAGTCCGGTAAAAGAGCTGCTGATTGGCCAGCGGTGCAGGGTAAAGAACCAAGTGCGTGTAAACCGCCGCACTCATACTGGCTGGGATAATGGTCGGCGTCGAGGCTCCTGGGAACTGCGGCAGGACGGTCAACGGCATCGTGGTGCCGCCTTTGGATAAAACATTGATCTGGGCAAACGAATTAACGGTGGTGACGATGGCAGGGTTAACGGTCGAGTCCGGATTGATCGCTGCCTGCATCTTGTAAGTTTCCTGCACCGTATTGCCGTTGGCATCGAGCCCGGAGATGAAGAGCGTAAACAACACCGGATCGTAGGTAGTGAAAGTCAGTTTACCGGGATTCAGGTACGGCCAGGCCAGATTTTCGCCCCGATAATAGAACGGGTTGCCACCGACCACACTGGCAGCGTTCCCGCCGAACCGCTCGATCCAGTCGCGCTCACGGTAAGCTAGCCGGCGATAGTTCACGCCATCGCTCGAGAGTGACAAGAAAATCACTTCCTCGGCATCCAAAGGGAGAAAGATCCGGCCGGTGCCGTCCGGATTCAGCGGGTACCCGTCGAGCAATCGCATACTTTCACGCCAGGCATGGGCGTCGTACATGACTCCGTACTTGAGACGGACAGCTTTCCGAGCGAAATCCATCGTCTCAGGCGAAATATCACCAACGGTCTGGCAGGCAAAAGTAACAAGTTCGAGGACGGTCATAATTCAGGTTTTGATTATGGCATACATCGCAATGTATGGATTGAGAATCGAAAAAGCGGTTCCACTGCCTACCGCCTGAGTGGTGTTAATGCCCGAGTAAGACGCTTGCAGCCCGGCCCCGACCGTATTAGTCGCAGTTGCTTGCCCGGTGCCAACCGCCCATGCGCCGCTACCTGCCACTGCCTGAGCCTGCCCTTGCGGGTGTTGAGTGTAGACATGCGCATGCCCCGCATCACCGTGAATATGCTGCACGTCGGTGATCGAGTGCGCGTGACTTGGCAGATGCCCAACTGCCAGTCCCACACTGGCAGCGCCGCCAAATGTCCCTAGATTACCAAAACTGCCTCCAGCCCCGGCAGTAATCCGTCCAGCAGTATTCGGCACGTTGAAAGTAGTGCTGCCGTCGCCCGCCCCGTAAGTCGTGCCAATAGCCGCAAAAAGGTTGGCATAAGTGGTTCTGCTGACTGTCTGACCCGCGCAATAAATCCAGCCTGTCGGAATGTTTGGACCGGCGTAATTAACCACTACGCCTGGGGGGAGAAGATTGGAGAGCGGTTGGCAGTTAT